GGTAATGTAACTGGTAATGTAACTGGTAATGTATCAGGAAATGCGGGAACTGTAACAAATGGTGTTTACACAAATACTGCAAATACAATTATTGCACCAACATCATCTACAAATCCTTTAATTATTAAAGGAGCTTCTTCACAAACCGCTGACCTTCAAGAATGGCAAGATAGTAGCGGAAATATTTTGGCTCGGGTAGATGCCTTTGGTGAATTACAAACAAATGTAATTTTTGCTAATTATGGTTCAAGCGCTGTAATGTATTTAGGTGCTAATGGTGATACTAGTGCAATAACAATCAATACGGCTGGCGCAAGTAATAAAGGGTTAGTAGTTCAGGCAACAGCCTCCCAGACTGCCAACTTACAAGAGTGGCAAAATTCAACTGGTACGGTGTTGGGCAAGATTGATGCTAGTGGTAATATAACCGCAACTAACCACACAATTGACCCAATGGTCGGTGCACTGCTATTCGGCGGAATGTAAACAAGGAGAAAACAATGGCAATAGATTATTCAGCACTTTTAACCGATGAGCAGAAACGCTCTATTCTTACACAGCGCATTGCTCAATTTGCTGCTGAAGGTTACCAGCACCAAATCAATATGCAGGTTGCTGAAGCAACAAATAACCCTGAAGGGGTTACCGCTTCTGAGACTGCAATTGCTACCATTGATGCAGCCATTACGGTTAATCAAGCAGCCCTTGCTGCCTTATCCGAAGCACCCTCAACTACAGCGTAATATGATACAATAGCGCAATGGCAAGACTTAAAATCGCTACCTACGCTATAGCAAAGAATGAGATTAAGCATGCAGAACGTTGGGCGCAAACTACTAAAGACGCTGATTATCGTGTTGTCGTTGACACTGGTTCTACGGATGGTACACAGGAAAAACTCCGAGAGCTGGGAGTAACGGTCTACCAATCGCATGTTCAACCTTTTAGGTTTGACATGGCAAGAAATGCAGCACTGTCATTGGTACCAGCTGATGCAGATGTCTGCCTTATCCTAGATTTAGATGAAGTGCCGGAGCCAGACTTCTTCAAGAAAGTCCGCAAGCTCTGGAAGCCAGGTTCAGACCTAGGCTGGGTATCGATGCAAACAGATACCAATAGGTGGGAAAGAGACAGACTGCATTCCCGCAACAACTGGGTGTGGAAGTACAACATCCATGAAGTAAACATTTGGTACGGTCAAGGTGAGCCTAAAGACTGCGATGTACGCAAAGCGGTTATTACTCACTTGCCAGATAACACCAAGTCTCGCGGGCAGTACCTGCCCATGCTCGAGGTAGGTGTCAAAGAGTTTCCCACAGACCCGCGCATATGGACATATATGACGCGAGAGTATTTCTTCTACTCCAGGTGGGAAGATGTTATCCGCAGTGCAGAAAAGAAACTTGAGCTAGGTGGTTGGGATGTTGAAAACGCAGCAGTCTGCCGATGGGCAGGAGAAGCTGCACACCAACTGGGCGACGAAGATAATGCACGAATGTGGTATGACAAAGGCCGAGATATTCTTCCCCTGCAAGGTGAGCCGCAATTTGGTGTGGCAATGGATGCATACCGGAAGCAAGAATGGCAGCGCTGCTTAGATGCAGCTCTTAACGCTTTGGAAGCTCCTCGCTCCAACCATTACTGCTACGAATCTGCCGTCTGGGACTGGAAAGCCTACGACTTGGCAGGAATTGCAGCATACAACCTCAAGCATATCGATGAAGCAATAGTCTTCACGGAACATGCAGTAAAGGCAAACGGGCCTGAGAATGAGCGCATTCAGCGCAATCTCGACTTTTTCAAGAAAGTGAAACATGACATCTCACAAACACGAGTTAAAAGAAATTGAGTTTGGACTAGATGCACAAGCTAACTGGGTTTCTATCTACCTGTGTAAAGGGTGCGACATCCGTTCTTCTGAAGCTTTCCCAACCGACGCTGTTGAGTCGGAGCATCTGCAGCATGATAGTTATGTTGATGGCTGCTTTGCTTGCAAGATACATACACTAGAGCTAGGCACAGGCGATGCTGGTAGAGCTGAAGCTCCCATGTCTGCCAAGAAGTGGGACGGCGAGCTAGAGGCATACCGCAAGGCTAGAGCCGAGGGTATCCAGCCAGCTGGTACCACCATGAAAGCAATCAATGAAGCTAAGGCTGCCAGCGACAGACTCGGTGCAGCATATAACGCTGATGTTATGCCAGCGGCAAATCAAATTACCAAGCAAAGCGCTTCGGTATTGAAACACACAGGGGACATCTAATGGCAACAGCTAAAAAGGGCATGGGCTTTGCAGCCGCCCAGAAGCAAATCGCTAAGAAGTCTGGCGTACCTATGAAGAATGCTGGAGCCATCTTGGCATCAGCTACTCGTAAGGCTAGCCCGGCAGCAAAGAAGGCTAATCCGAATTTGAAGAAAGTCCTACCAGCAAAGAAAGGAAAGTAGCCATGTGCAAAGAATGCGGTTGCAATAAGAATTCAGTCGGCTCACTCAACGACAAGTTGACCGGCAAGCCAACCAAAGACAAGCTCGGTTCATACGAAGGCGTCGGCGGAACAAAGAACAAGTAATTAACTTTAAGAGAGGATAGCGATGGCTACAAGTTTATCAACTGTCTACCATCTGAATAGGTTGGCTGGCACCATTATTAATGGTGTACCACAGTACGACTTTGATGGTGCAGCTACTCGTTGGGGTACCGTTGTATTAGGTGCGCACAATGCTACTCGTGGCATCGACGTCCTCAATCTGATTTACGCCTACCGCAATGGTGGCAAGAATTACAACGAAGACACCCCAGGTGTTTTAAACCTCCTTGCTGGAACCTTTGGTTTGGGTGAGGCCGAAGCGGCATCAAGGATTGTATCGTGACACAATTTATCGACTTAATTAACGAAACTAACCTAGCCCTGACGGGTTACACCAACCGTCAGGACCAGGCTACTTACCTGACATCAGATATAACGGCAACTGCTACAACCTTTACCGTTGCTGATGGAACAGTCTTAACTCGTGGTATCGTTGAAATCGACGACGAGCTTATCTGGGTAGACTCCTTTGACCGTACCTCAAATACGGCCACCATCCCTGCTTATGGCAGAGGGTTTCGTGACACAACAGCTGCTGTGCATACTGCCGGCACTCGCGTAACTATCGCGCCTTCCTTTCCGCGTAGCGTCATCCGACGAAACATTAACCTTGCTATCGATGGTGTCTATCCAGATTTGTTCGGCACATACTACACAACATTTAATTGGCAAGCCGCGCGTACGACTTATCCTTTGCCTCAAGAGGCAATTGATATTCTCGGCTGCTCATGGCAGACCATCGGGCCATCTCGTGAATGGTTACCAGTACGCCACTATCGCGTAGACCGTATGGCTAACCCTGTAACATGGAATACAGGTAAGACTGTATCTATCCGTGAAGGTATCATCCCAGGCCGTCCTGTAATGGTTACATACACCAAGAAGCCTACCCCGCTTCAGTATGACACAGACGACTTCGCGGCGCAGACAGGACTACCTGATTCTGCCCGTGAAGTCATTATTCTTGGCGCTGCTTATCGCACCGCTATGTACCTAGATATGGGACGAGTCCCAGCTGCTACAGCGGAAGCTGATTCACAGCAGTCTAATGACCCGATTGGTTCTGCAACCAATATTGGTCGAGTCCTCCAACAGATGTACCAGCAACGCCTCCTTGTCGAAGTGCGTCGCCTTCAAGAGCAGTACCCTCCCCGCACCCACTACACTTCGTAAAGGAAGCATATGGCTACTCGTCGCTATTACTCCGCCAATGCGGTTGATAATACAGTTGGCACATTTGTCAACAGTACTTCGCCGACCGTTACCCTGGCAGTTTCGCCAGTTGGTTACCCTAGCACCTACCCATTCGTGCTTGCCCTTGACTACAACACTGCAGCTGAAGAGCTAGTGCTTGTTACCGGTGCATCGGGTACAACCCTTAACATTACTCGTGGCTTTAACGGAACCTCGGCAGCGTCTCACAACGCTGGAGCAGTTGTTCGCCACGTCATCACAGCTCAGGATATGACTGATATTCAGGACCACGTTGCAGCTGGCCCTGGCGGAGTACACGGCATCACTGGCGCTGTCTCTAACTTCTTGGCTACGCCTACCTCAGCCAACCTTGCCTCTGCAGTCTCTGATGAGACAGGTACTGGCTCACTGGTATTCGGTACAGCTCCTATAATCGCCATGGGCATCAATGCTCAGACCAACACTAGCTACACGCTAGTGGCTGCTGATGCAGCCAAGCTGGTAACGCTCTACAACACTGGCGGAATTACCTTGACTATCCCCGCTGCCACATTCTCTGTCGGTCAGGCTATTAACATTCAGCAAACTGGCGCAGGTCAGGTAACCGTACAGGGTGACGGCACAGCAACTTTCACTGGCACTGGAACCAAGTTGCGTACTCAATACTCAGCGGCAACCATTCTTTGCACTGCAACCAACGTCTTTACCTTGATTGGGGACATTCAATAATGGCAACCGCATACGTCGTTCTCGGACAATCAACTCCAGGTGCATCAGCCACTACTACTCTAGTGACTGGCTCAACCAATGGAAGCATCGTTTCCTCGTTCACCGCTTGCAACAAGGGCGGTACTAATGATACAATTCAAGTATCAATTACAAAATCAGGTGGTTCAGCGTACTACCAATTCTACAACTTCACATTGGCGGCTAACAGCACCTTGCAGGAAACACCAGGCTGGACTATCGCTACAGGAGATACGGTTAAGGTGTATTCCACAACAGGCAACACCGACTTTACTGCGACAGGAGTAACACTCTAATGGCTGTCTCGCTACTCACGAACAATGCAGTTTCGCCTACTATCAACGTCAATGCCCAGTCTGCTTCGTACACCGCAGTCCTTGGCGATGGTAGCAATACGCTTGTTACGATTAACAACGCATCGGCTAACACCTTCACCATTCCACCAAACTCATCGGTGGCTTTCCCAGTCGGCACTATCTTGAACATTGTTCAGTCTGGCGCTGGTCAGACGACTATTACTCAAGGCTCAGGCGTAACCATTGTTTCCAATGGCGGTACCGCTTCGGCTCCTAAGACCCGTGTGCAGTACAGCGGCGCTACCTGCGTACAGACAAGTGCTAACACTTGGCTAGTAATGGGAGATATTGCATGATTCTACCTGGCATATTAGCCTCGGCTATTCAAGGGCATTTGGGCGGAAATTACACTTCGATTGCTACGCAAACCGTTGGTGCGGGTGGAGCGAGTAGCGTTACTTTTTCTTCCATTCCCAATACTTATACTCATTTACAAGTGCGTTTTATTGGACAATCAGGTAGAACAAATATTTCACTTGACGAAACGCATATTCAATTTAATGGCGATACTGGCGCTAATTATGCACAACACGCGTTATGTGGCAATGGTACTACTGCGTTTGCGAACAATGTTACTTCAGGAACAGATATGGAATTAGGTTATGGATTTATGGGTGATACTTTAAGCAATGTTTTTGGCGTTGGAATATTAGATATTTTAGATTACACAAATAATAATAAAAATAAAGTAATTCGTTTTCTTGGCGGAGTTGATATGAACGGTACGGTTGGTTCTTATGGTGGACGAGTAGGAGTATCTTCTGGATTGTGGCTTAATACTTCTACCATTTCGTCTATTAAACTTTATGCCAACAACGGTAACTGGAACCAGTATTCGTCCTTCGCTTTATATGGAGTTAAATAATGGCTAGCGCACAAACATATACACCGATTGCAACGCAAACGCTTGCAACGGGAGCATCGTCTGTTACCTTTTCATCCATACCACAAACCTATACGGATTTAATTCTTGCCACTAGCATAGAAGCAAGTTCTAGCGGGCAAGGTTTAACCATGCAGGTTGGAAATAATAACACCATAGATACTGGTTCCACTTATTCAAATACTATTTTGCGTGCAGATGGTTCAACTGCCTCATCAGCGCGGCAATCAAACAATAATCAATTTTTGTTGGCTAACATTGGTGGACCATCAACAACAAATTTTGGCGTGTATAACGCTCATTTTATGAATTATGCTAATACAACAACTTACAAAACTGTATTGGTTCGCTCTAACAATGCTGCCAATGGCGTTGATGCAATGGTTGATTTATGGCGAGCCACTAATGCGATTAACATTATTACTATTTTAATCTCTGGTGGCACCATGACGGCAGGCTCAACCTTTACTCTCTACGGAATTGCGGCGGCATAAATGGCAACCTCAACATATAACCTCATCGCAAGTCAAGTAGTCGGTTCTGGCGGAGCCGCTTCGGTTACCTTCTCGTCAATTCCAGGAACATATACCGACTTGCTTATTAAAGCCAGCGCAAGAAGCACTGATAGCGGCGGCAGTAGTATGTATTTACGTTTCAACTCAGATTCAGGTTCATATTATTCTGATAAAATTTTATTGGGAAATGGCTCATCTGCTAGTTCTTCGTCAAGTTCTTCTATTGCTCAAGGTGGTTATGCGGAAGTAACAACAAATAACTGGACGGCTAACACTTTTTCCAATTCGGAGTTTTATATTCCTAGCTACACCAGCACCAATAACAAATCTTTTTCTGTTGACTCTGTTGCAGAAAACAACGCCACAACTGCCATAATGAATTTATCAGCATCTTTGTATGCACCGCCAACAAATATTGCAATTACAAGTATTGCTATTTTGGCAATTTATGGCTCAACTCCCTACAACTTTACTCAATACTCAACCTTTTATCTCTACGGCATTAAAAACTCATAACTAAGGAGCAATCATGGCAGACGTAATCGAAGTAAACTGCACCACAGGCGAAGTAACCACTCGCCCACAAACCGCTGAAGAAATTGCAGCAGCCGAGGCAGCAGCCGCACAAGCTGCCGCTGATAAGGCAGCCGCTGATGCAGCAGAGAAGGCAAAGGCAGATGCGAAAGCAGCCGCTATCGCCAAGCTCACCGCATTGGGGCTAACCGCTGACGAAGTGGCAGCACTAACAGCGTAAGCAGTACCAGCATTACCAGCCCCGCTACGGCGGGGCTTTTTTATTGGAAACTATTTAAGGAGTAAGTGTGGCTATTGGTGATGACGGCTTCCGACATATAGCAGAACGTCCCGTTGACCCTGTTGGCCAACCAGCAAACTCGGGCAACACTTACCAAAATACTTCCAACCAGTATGACGTAGCAGTTGCCGGTATCCCATTCTTCCTTGGACCCAACAAGGAGAATCCATACAAGCGCGAAACTGCACAGTATCGTAAGCAACAGATTGACCAGCAGAAGGAACCAGGCGAGCAGACACTCACAGGCTGGTGGCTTCGCAGCCAGTCCAGCTTTGACTACGGCGCAGGCATTCGTTATGAAGAACCTATCGAAGGTCAGACTGTTGGCCAGCGCTTTAACAAGTCAGCTGGCGTAGAAGTCTTTAACATCGGCAAGGTAACACTACTGCCAGATGTTACAGCCGTACACTCTGTCACCAATACCCCCAAGATGGTAGGCGGCATTGACGCCAATGGCGTTAACGTTGTCATCTGGGCTGACGGTTCTACCTTGTACCGCACAACAGATGCCGGTACTACCACCACTTTGACATGGGGCGGCTCAGGTACCATCCTCGCTGTCGCTCAAGATGGACAGAACTACTACGCTGCTAACGCCACAGGCATCTACAAAGGCCCACTCACTGGCTCTACCAGCGGCACATCTATCTTCACACACCCATCAGCCGTAGGTACTGTTACCCATGTCGCTCTTGGCTGGGCCAAGCAGCGCCTCATTGCTGGCGTTAACAACTACCTGTACGAAGTACAACCTATCATTTCTTTTGGTGTTACCACAAGCGTAGTGGATGGCTCATACAACGCAACCCTGACTACCTCGGCTGCACACAACTTCTCTATCGGCTCACTAATTACTGTCGCATCCGTCGGCTCTCCTTACAACGGCACATGGTCAGTTACCAATGTAGCCAACAGTACAAGCGTTACCTTCTTTGTTAACAACGCTGCTGTCAGCCAAGCATCTGCATCGGGTACCGTCACACTTGCAAGTAACAACAACTTGCCTATCTACGCCCACCCAGATACTAACTGGACATGGACAGGCGTATGCGATGGCCCTAACGCCATCTACGCATCAGGTTATGCCGGCGATTCCTCTACCGTCTTCCGTCTTATCCTTGACACCCTCGGCGCTGTGCCACTGTTGACCAAGGCTGTAACTGCAGCTGATATGCCTAAGGGTGAAGTTATCTACGCACTTGGTTCCTACATTGGCAAGTACATGGTGTTTGGTACTAGCAAGGGTGTACGCGTAGGACAAATTGACACCTCTGGCTACCTATCATCTGGCTTCATTACTTATGGTCCGTTGACTGTCATTACCAATGGCTACGACCCCGCCAGCGGTACAGTCCTCAATGGCGCAGCATGTAAGTCAGTCACCTTTAATGACCGCTATGCATATTGCACCGTCACCGGTTACATTGATACCGATGGCAACAACACTACCTATCATTCAGGGTTGGTCAAGATTGACTTGAGCAAAGAAATTGCTCCTAACCAAATGGCTTACGCCACTCACCTGCAAGTACCGAACAGTCTTGAAGCTGCCGGTGTATGCGTCGTTGGAGCTACCGGCAAGCTTGCCATTGGTGTAACGGGTGACGCCTTGTATTTCCAAGCTAACACTCTTATCTCCAGCGGCTACCTACAGACTGGACAGATTCGTTACTTCACCCTTGAAGACAAGCACTTCGAGTTGGTTAAGCTGCGCCAAACCCTGCCACTGACAGGACGCCTTAGCCTAGCTGCCGTTGATGCCAATGGTTCAGTCACGCAAATCATTACCGTCGATAACAACTTCGACTTCACCCAAGACATCACTGGCCTTGACCAGTACGACTTGGCTCCCAAGGAATCCCTTGGCTTGCGCTTTACCTTGATGGCTGCAACCGGTCAGGCAGTTGGCAACGAGGATTCATTCAACGGCTACCAGCTGAAGGCTCTGCCTGCTGTCCGCCGTCAGCGCATCATCACGTTACCTCTCATGTGCTATGACTTTGAAGGTGATAGGTACAACATGAGCATTGGCTATGAAGGCCGTGCTGCTGAGCGTGTCCAATCCCTAGAAGACATTGAGTCTAATGGTGACGTCATCGTTCTCCAAGACTTCACCAATGGTGAAACTATCCGTGGCGTTATTGAAAGCCTAAGTTTCATTCGCATGACTCCACCTTAGCGCCGCTTCAAGGGCTTTGGCGGCATGCTCGTAGCACAGTTCCGTACCGTATAACAGTTAGGGCATACCGCAATGTCAACCAAATTGGACATCACCACCATCCTCTACAACACCGTCTTTACTGTAGGCGCTACGGCTACTGGCATCTGGTACATATTCAAGCATGGCGTACAGAACGTCATCAAGGATATGGACAAGGATAGCAAAGAGGACATTAAGACTATTAAATATGAAGTCCTGCCTAACTCTGGCGGCAGTCTGAATGACGCTATCAACAAGCGTGTCATCCCCATGATTGAGACTTTGGTGGAGAAACAACAGAACATAGCGGTTGACTTAGGCACGCTCAATGGCAAGTTTGAACAGCACATTAGGGAGCATAATGCTTAATCCTTTCAAGAAGAAGTACATCCACGAATCTACTGGCGACGTACTTACTTTCTCTGAACAGGTCAGCTGGAAGATTCAGGGCATTATTCGCAACTGGTTCTTCGTTATTCTATGGACTGGCGTTACCTTTGTCTGGTGGGCGCAGCCTACTTGGTTTACTGATACTCATGCCTACATTAAGTGGATGAACCTAGCCTCATGGCTAGCAGTTACCGTTGAATTGATTATCGGTATCGCCATGATTGGTCAGACCAAGCGCGATGCCATGATTATCCGCCACATTTTGAAGTTAGAGAAACAGGAGATTGACCACCTGCAGGACATCATGGAGCAGCAACTACATGACTAAATACGAACCACGCATTGGTGACTACGGCGTAGTACGCACTGGTGGATTCTTCGGCAAACTTATTAGACTAGGAACGGTATCCCGCTGGAACCATGCGTTTATCTATATTGGTGATGGCAAGATTGTGGAAGCTAATCCTACCGGCGTTGCTCTTAGCAACCTTAGCGATTACCCATTGGTTGCATGGAACCAGCACGAAGAGCTGTCTGAGGAACAACGAGCAGCAATCGTTCAACATGCCAAGCTGGCAGTCGGACGGCCATACAATTTTAGCATCATTGCCATGCTTGCACTTCGCGCATTAGGCGTAAAAATTTTTCCCAAAAAATTCATGCACTACCTGGCTAACCATGCAGGTTACATCTGCTCTGAATTGGTAGCTGAATGCTACGCACAGGCAGGCTTTCCAGTCTGCGTCAACCCAGATGTATGCAACCCAGGAGACTTAGCAGAGAGGCTAATCTGGCAATGACACAAGCAGCAGACTTTGTAGCCAAAGCTAATGGCGAGATTGGAACCATTGAGGTTCCGGACAATAAGACTAAGTACGGCGTCTTCACAGGCCATGACGGCCAGCCCTGGTGTGGCTCCTTCGTCATGTGGTGTGCGGCACAGGTGGGCTTCAAAAATATGCCCAATTGCGTCTATACGCCCGCTGGAGCCGAGGCATTCAAGGGTCAGGGCAGATGGTCTAACCCTGCCACATACAAGCCTCAGGCTGGCGATATAGCCTTTTTCAGCTTTGACGGCAAGGGCATTGAGCATGTGGGTATCGTTGTCAAGGACAACGGAGATGGCACTATGACAACCATCGAAGGCAATACCAGCCCTGATACCAAGCCGGTGGGTAGCCAAGCCAATGGTGGCGAAGTCTGCCTGAAAATCCGTGCCTATAAGACAACCAACAAGCGTCACCTCCCGGTCTTCGTGGTTGGATTTGGCAGCCCAAAGTGGGTAAACTAATCCTATGAAATGTGGAAGTTCTACTGGCTATAACAAACACTTGGCCAATAAAGAAACTCCATGCCAGCCCTGCAAGGAAGCTCAGAGCCAGAGGGCGAAAGAATACAGAGCGAAGAATCTTGAACGTTTAAGAAAGCGCGAGTCTGAATATAACAAGGCTAATGCTGAAAAAAGAAAAACATATATTGCTAAATGGATTCAAAACAATAAAGATAAAGTCTCAGCATATTCTCATAAAAAACGAGCTTTAAGAAATTCAAATAATCACGAGCCTTATACTATTCAAGATGTTACTGACCAGTACGGAACCGATTGCCACATCTGCAATAAACCTATAGACATGGAAGCTCCAAGACTAGCCGGCGAAGAAGGCTGGGAAAATGGATTGCATCTTGACCATGTGATACCCTTATCTAAGGGTGGCGAGGATAACATTTCTAATGTTAAACCTAGCCACGCTAGATGCAACATCGTTAAGGGAAACAAACTAATCTCACTATAGGGAGAATGACATGAAGTTCAACAAAGCTATCGTCGAGCATTACCTCGCCGCACTTCTCGTTGCTGGCGTATCTATCTGGCAGACTGGTAACCATCACCTCAAGTCTGTTGCATGGGCTGCTGTTGTAGCAGTTCTTGGCCCAGTTGCTGTTGGTGCATATAACCACTTCAAGGCAACAGCTGCAAAGTAAAACTTAATAGCAAGATTAGCCGCCCTTCGGGGCGGCTTTTTTTGTTTTGTTTTCTAGTTAGAGGCTATCAGCCTAGCCGCCTCAACGGGGCGCCCAAGAGGCGCCGGGGTTAACTACATTCGCTTCGCTCATATTGTACACATACCCAGCTGCTGATTGTCAAATCGAACCCAGCTGCAAAATCGTCGGCGTGTTGCGTTTGACACGCCACGCTTGCCCATATGCTACATTTCACCCATGTCAGATATACAAGTAGCACACCGTTCGTTCAGCTCGCTCACCTCATGGATTCGCTGTGGCAAAGCATGGCAACTAGAGCGTGACTTACAAGCACCGTCCGAGCCAGCATGGTGGTTCGTCGGTGGGTCTGCGTTTCACGCAGCAGCAGAGAAGTTTCTGCTCCAGCAGTTTGAAAACTCCAAGACACCTCTCACAGATAAGCCACCATTCTAATGACAAAAGAATTTACTTTTTACAACCGAGTCAACCTGACCACCGGTTACAGCAAGCACACTGTCCGCTTGGGATTCAGCATTGGCAAGTATGGTATCGACGCCGACTTCCTGTTCTTCTGGTTCTCGCTGGAGTGGTGATGGATGACATCGCTAACATCAAACCAACTACAGGTACAGAAGCCGACTATCGTAATCTCGGCCCAATCCGAGTTTGCCCATGCGGGTCAGACCTCTGGTCAGTCAAATGTAAGTTTGACGATGACGGAGAAATCGGTATCTATTTCTTGGACATCAACTGTGCGTTATGTGGTAGCCTCGCCGTCGCAGTCACACCACCGCTAGGAGAATCACATGGGTAAGAAACGCGCACAGATTATTAGCCAACAGGCATTCCAGCAAGCCTTTGCTGAAACCGAAGTCGTCATGCGACTCGCCCTAGGAAAACAAATCCAAAAGCTTATTGACAAAGAGCCTAACGAGATGGTTAAACTAGGCCTTGAACATGCACGTAAAGTTGTAGCAGGAGAGGAAACGTATGACTTGGGATAAGGTTTGGGAAGAATCCTTCCTTGAACAAATTGCAGAAGTCGAAGCTAAGTCCAGCACCAATCCTACCGATTGGCGTGTGGGTGGACGCTCATCTAAAGCCAACCCCGATAAAGAGAACAAGGTGTGGTGGGATGAGAACGGCAAGCAGATGTTCTTCAACTTCATCAACGCTTGGCAGGAGTCAGGCTTTGAGTTGTGGGTATCACCGGAAGGTGTACCTGGAGTTGAAATCGGATTCAACAACTTCTTCGGTAGCGTCAACGTCAAAGCATTTGCCGACGCTGTTGTAGTGGCAGGCACCGAGATTGCTGTGGTAGACTTCAAGACCGGCAGTTACATGCCGGACTCATCGCTACAACTGGGAGTCTATGCCTCCATGATGGAGATGCAATTTGGTGTACGCCCAACCAAGGGCTACTATTACTCAGCCCGCAAGGCACAGTTTGAAGAAGCCTCTGGCTTGGAACGCTGGACAATCCCTGTACTCACAGAATTGTTTGAGCAGTTTGAGCGTGGCTTGCAGAACAAAATTTTTCTACCCAACATCGGCATGTCCTGTAGCACATGCGGAGTGAAGGACTATTGTTACGCCGTCGGCGGAGAGCTGGCACAGATTTACGACCCACTAGCAGAAATCAAATAAGGAGAAACACATGGCAGCACAAGCAAACACCAAGTTCCAAGTCAACTTTAAGTTGGCTGATGGAACACTCGTCAACGTCTATGCAGATGACTCAGCAGAGTTGGAAGCAGGACTTGCAACCATCCAAGATTCAGCCGCTCTCATCGGCGCTGTCTCTGGTTCACTGGCTAACGCCAGTGGCATCCGCAACGCAGTTGCTGGATTCAACGCTACACCAGTAGCACAAGCATCATCCGCTCCGTCAGCGGTTATCGAAGAAGGCCATTGCAAGCACGGCAAGCTCACCTACCGTGAGTCAAAGCCAGGCGATGCAAAGACATGGAAGGGTTGGTTCTGCCCATCACCAAAGGGTACTCCCGACCAGTGCGCTCCTAAGTTCCTTCGTTAGTATCTGATGCTGTCACTCTCACAAGCGACAGCGAAAAGCACTAATGAATATCAGCTACTGCCAGACCTGTTTCCTTCGCTAGCTAGTGAGGGAATCAGGTTTCGCAGGGGACAATTAACAATGATTGCCGGTCAACCAAACGCCGGCAAATCTTTAATCGCTCTCTGGATGGCAGTGCAGATGAAGGTGCCTACGCTGTACATATCCGCAGATACCGATGCTTACACAACAGCTATCCGTGCAGCTGCTATGGTTACCGGACACCAAGTGTCTTCCGTTGAGGAAGCGTTTGCTACCGGTGAAGGTAGAGAATTCTACGCGTCTGAGCTAGCAAGCATTACGCATTTGCAGTTTGACTTCGCTCCATCCCCTACACTTGATGAGGTTGACCTAGCTATCCGTGCATACGGTGAGGCATATGGTCAGTACCCACACATGATTATTGTGGACAACGCAATGAATGTTGTCTCCATGCACAACGATGAATGGTCTGGCCTTCGTGAGATAGCCAAGGCCATGCACCACATCGCCCGTGAGACAGACGCAGCTGTGCTGCTACTGCATCACACCTCAGAGAATGAGGGCAAGCCGGACATCCCACCTAGCCGCAAGGCTATCCAAGGTAAGATTAGCCAGCTGCCTGAAATGATTCTTACCGTTGCTCTTGTGTCACACACTGGTGAGTTTAGAGTGGCGGCAGTCAAGAACCGCTTTGCTAAACACTCAGCCACTGGAGATAACTTCGTTACCTTACGGGCTGACCCAAGCCGTATGAGTATCTATTCAGACCGCACCGCCCAGTACGTGGCAGATAGTTGGAGGGCAATGCAATGAGTTTTAAAGAAGGCAGGGATTATTTCACGGGTGCTGGCAACATGGTCAATTTCTATGAGGTTGATAACACTGACGAGGAAAAATTTTTTGCCAAAAAATATTTGGTGAAGCACAAAGCGCATGACATTTGTGAGATACTAGGGTTATGACACACGACGAATTGCTTGCAGTAATAGAATCAAATGCAGACGCTTGGGCTGAACCTAGTTTTAATGCCAATGCCCTTCGTTCAGTAGTAGAATTGCATGAGCCGATGGATATTGGCAAGAATTTAACAGTTTGCCGTGAATGTTTTACAATATGGGAAAATAATCCTTACCCCTGTTCTACTATTGAAGCCATTGAGAAAAAGCTGGAGCAAGCGTGAGTACATACGGTAAGCGCAAAGGCTCCGCCTTTGAGACAGGCATTCTCAAGTTTCTTCGTGGCAAAGGTATGCTAGCTGAGCGTCTACGCCTAGCAGGCAAGGACGACGAAGGTGACATCGTGTGTATCGTTGCAGGTGCGCCATATATCTTTGAGCTGAAAGCAACAGCCAAGATGGACTTGCCGCAGTTCTGGCGTGAGGCTACCACCGAGGCATTTAACTATGCCAAGGCGCGTAACTTAGATGTTACGCCACCAGCCTATGTCATTGTCAAGCGCCGCATGGCGGGGCTAGACCAGTCGTGGGTCATTCAAGATTTGAACCAGTGGTTGAAGGTAACTGGTGGTATCGAAGCCTGACCTTGCTGCCGTACTAGAACATTACGGCATCAACGTGTTGGATAGGCATGGATGGATACCATGCAAGTGCGTTATCCATGACGACACCATGGCTAGTGCAGCATATAACCTTGATAATCAAGCATACAACTGCTTGGTCTGTCAGGTACTCGGAGATGTATACACATTAGTGCAAGCTAAAGAAGGGCTAGATTTCAAAGATGCTAAACGAAAAGCAGAGAGCATTGCTCACGGACGCAGCAAGCAAATACGCCAACAGTCTAACGCCACAGGCAGCCTCTTACCTGGCGGCACGAGGCATAACACAGGAAGTCGCGCATACATTCCTTCTTGGAAGCGTCGTGGAGCCTAGTGCCGGACATGAACATGCAGTTAATCGCCTCAGTATCCCTTACCGTACCCCTGCTGGCGTGGTGGGTATTAAATTCCGTGCCATTGACGCAGACACGACGCCCAAGTATCTATGGCCCACGGGTCAGAAGATTGGTCTATTCAATGTTCTTGATTTGCACAAGCCTAGCGATACGATTGCTATTTGCGAGGGTGAGATTGACACCATTATTGCGTCGAGCTTTGTGGGTTGCCCAGCAGTCGGAGTCGCTGGTGTCAGTCAGTGGAAACCGTGGTTTCCTAAACTGTTTGAGTCATACTCTCGAATCCTTATCTTTGCGGATAACGATGTCAAAGAGGACGGTAGAAATCCTGGCCAAGAATTGGCCAAGCGAATAAAGGAAGACTTGGACAAAGCGGAAATAGTCCACCTTCCCGACAATATGGACACCAATGAGGTATACTTGGAATACGGCCCTGATTGGTTCACCGAGAGGATAGCGGCGTGACAACCATCGCAGCGATTCAAGGCCCTGACTGGGTAGTAGTCGGGGCTGATTCGCAATCCTCTGATACTGATGGCTTCGCTATCAACATACCAGGTGGCAAAGTATTTAAGAATAGCAACATTGTTTTCGCCGGTGCTGGTGCAGTGCGAGGTATCAACCTGCTGCAACATGACTTCGCACCACCAGTGATTAACACCAAAGACATCGACAAGTATGTTACCCGTCAGCTTATCCCAGCTATGCGCCGCACCTTTAGCGAGGCGGGGTATGAGATTAACAAGGGCGATGCATCGGTAGAGAATGACAACATCTGGATTGTCGTTGTCAAGGGTGAGGTATACCGCATCGACGAAGACTATTCGTGGGAGCGTACAGTCAATAACCTGTATGTCGCAGGCAGTGGCGAGCAGTTTGCTCTTGGCGCTATGGATGCGCTGACGGGTGGTGTGTTGGTCGATGACTTAGCCAAGGCAAAGAAAATTGTTACCAAGGCTATCCAGACAGCCAGCAAGTACGACACATCTACCGGTGGCAAGATAACAGTTACCGTGGTGCAGGAGAACAAATGACACCAGAGATGTCAGACTTTGACTTAGACTTTTCGTATGGGCATGAGGGCGAGCAGCTTGTCAATGACATCCTCACTGGCGGGCTGACCGTAGAAGTCAAGCGCGATAGGCGCTGGGTGCAGACCGGTAACATCTACATTGAGACTGCGTTTTACTCACGGGCTACACACAACTGGGTGGAGTCAGGCTTGATGAAGACTAAGGCAGACCGCTGGGCATTCGTGCTTGAGCAGCTGGTCATCATTGCCGCCACCGATGATTTGAAAGAAGCGATTAACCGTTACGGCAGACCCATCAGCAATGAGAAGGAACCTAACCCAAGCAAAGGATTCCTAATTACTGTTGATGACATTATGTCGGTGCAGCGTGGCCGCTGAGCCAACGTTTCTTTACGGCCCCAAGGATGGGGCGCATGTGCCGCCTGTATTCTGGGCACTAGATACTATTGAGTTGGTTCAGCACATGGAGAATGGCACTGACCTGATATACTTTTACCAGCTCGATGAAGAGACAAAGAATTATATTTATCAAGGGCAAGCGGAAGGATAGGGATATGAGTGAGCAAAGAGGATTTAGAGTTGGCGATTTCACTTTTGAATCGGAGCGGCTTTTTAATACAGAGCTACGACATGACGACGGGCCAGATAACAGTCACCCTGCCAGCAACAAGGAGTTTGCCGCAGCAGTATGGGAAATAATGGACGAGATTGGCAACCTGTTGATTACCAAGCAGTTGGACTACGGTCCTGGCAATATCAACAATGCCTTTGGTGGACCAACGACGGGTTTGCTTGTCCGTATTGGCGACAAGTTTGAGCGTCTAAAGCACTTGATTAACAGGGGCTTGCAGCCTAACCACGAGTCTATCGAAGATTCATTTAAGGACCTTGCAAACTACGGAGTCATCGGCTTGATGATTGAACGAGGGGTATGGCCTAAAGGATGAAAAACAAAATCAGAATATGGAGCTGGAGAATTAGAACAGCACTGTCTCAGCCTTTCATATTTATTTCTTGGGTTTTTTACAAGATTCATTTAGCTACAAACCCAAACTCCGATTGGGTGCTTCAAACGTTTGACGAGATGATGGAGATTAACCTTTCTCAAGGTTGCATCCGTTGCTGTGATTGTGAGGAATGTAGCTAATGAAAACTATTGTAGTTGTGTCTGATTTACAGGCGCCGTATCACGACGTCGGTGCAACCGACACACTAGCAAAGTTTATTAAAGCATACAAGCCAGATGAGGTGGTGTCAGTTGGAGACGAAATCGACTTCCCGCAAATCAGCCGTTGGGAAGAAGGCTACGGCGGCGAGTGGAAATACGACATTGGTAAGCACCGAGACATTACTGTCCGATTACTTGAATCTCTTAAAATTACGCATATCAGTAGGTCAAACCACAGTGATAGATTGTATAACAAGCTCAAGTCTAAAGCCCCAGGGCTACTCGGTTTACCTGAACTTGAAATTGAGAAATTTCTCAAACTTGATGAGCTTGGAATCACATATCATCATCAACCCTACGAGCTGGCACCTAACTGGATTCTGGTACACGGCGACGAGGGAAACATACAACCAACTGCTGGAGCGACTGCG